GCCCCGTGGTTTTCCACCGGGCAGTTCACCAACAAAAACAAAGGCGGCGTCAAAAGTGTCGTAAACGGTAACAACTCGTGACTGCGGTGTCCAACCAGTTCGCCACCGATCTGAAGGTCAACATGACCCCGGACACGGTGGAGGTGCGTACCTCGTCAACGGTCAACAACTACGGCGAACGCACGTTCGCTGGGGGTGCCACCACTTACGACGCTTACATCACTCGCGTCGATGAGGCCACTCGAGGCGACCGCAACGACCTGATCAACGTCGACTGGGTTGTTTACATCCCTGATAGTTCGGTGACGATCGGCGTGGATGATCAGATCACGTTACCTGCCCCTGTGTCGGGGGTGCGACCCATTGTGAGGGTGAACACGAAACGCGACCCGGCCGGCCAAGTGGGGGTCGTTGTTTACGTTGGTGCTCGGTCAAAGCGAGGGGGCTAGTTATGGGTGATTCCTCGATACGTATTGAGGGCATCGAAGATGTTCGCCGGTTGATTAAAAAAGGCAACCAGATTGTGTTACACGCTGCCCGAGTGGCGGTGAGCGACGCGACTGGTGAGGTCGCTGACAAGGCAGACAACCTCGCACCTGAGGATTCCACCGATTTGCGTAGTTCGCAAACCATCAACTGGCCGTCCCATACGAGCGACGACCCGACTGGTGAAATCGCTTACGGCGGGCCGTCAGCCCCGTACGCTGTGGTTCAGCACGAAAACCTTGACCTGTGGCACCCACCTAAACCACCCGGCAACAAAGACGGCCACGTCGGTGACGGCCCGACCTCACCGGGTACCGCTGGGTCACCTAAGTACCTTGAGTTTCCACTCATGGAAATGCGTAAAACCTTCGACGATAAAATCGTTGCGACGATCAAGAAACTACTACGATGACTCTTTTACTTGACCTTGGTAACCACTTGGACACGGCGACAATCGCCACCCAAGACCTGACGATCGGTGTAAACCTGTTTCTCGGCCGACTCCCTGACACCCCTGACACTTGCGTGTCGTTGTACCAAGCGAGTGGGGGTGCGCCGGTCGACCAGTTTGGCTCGGCTGCGCCGCAAATCACTCAACCAAGTGTGCAGGTGCGAGCCCGGGCCGCTGATTACTCAACGGCTGAGGCGTTGGCGAACGACGTGTGGGGTGTGCTTGTTTTGGTCGCTAACGCGACGCTCACGTCGACAAGGTATTTGCGGCTCGAGGCTAAGCAAACGCCGTTCCCACTCGAGCGAGATACGCAAGATCGAGTCGTATTCGTTTTTAACCTCGAGGCCATTAAGGAAACGTAGTGCCACCTGACCCGTACGCCGAGAAACGTGTCCACGAGGCTGGCCGCACGTTTGAGTCGGTGAGGTGCGCCAACCCAAAATGTGCGGGGGCTGCGGCGGCTCGGGGCGGCAAATCAGCGTTGATTGCGGAACTAGTTTCGGCACCGTGGCGGTTAAAGTGCTGGCGTTGCGGCCACATGAACGCGTCTTCGGGGCGGGTGCTTGGGCGTTAACCCTTGAGGGTTTCTGCCCCGGTGTTGCGAAAAAACCCGCATCGTTTGCACACTTCCCACATCCAGCGCTTGCCGGCCGGCCAAGTGGGTTTGTATTCCACAGGGTGGGGGTGCCACCTATGGTCGCAGCCCATTAATCGGAGCGCCATGACAGAACCAGCCACATTGCCCAACCGGCAATGATGACCCAACCAACGGTTACGAGCAGGTCACTCATCTGCGTCCTCCAAACGGTATGCCTCGGCGAGTATTCGCTCAGCGAGAAACGCCCAACCAGCCATCATTGGCTGCCCGTTTGACGGGTGGGCGTTTCTCGCCACGAGCCCAGCGACAGCGGCGAGGGTTTCTGACCCCCCGGCGAACGCTATGACGTTACCTTGGCTCGTATTGCGGTAAAGCATCCCTGAGGTCAACTCCGGGTGGTCGTCGAGGTGCTTGTCGAACCAGTTTGCTTGCTCGAGTGTGAGTCGTGTGAAAGTGTGTCTACTCATACTTGAAAGCATACACCTAGCAGGGGTTAGGTGCAATAGTAACCGTCACCAGTTCCGTCGGTGAGGCGCATACACTCAACAAAGACCGCAGTGCCACTAGTTGGCCGGGTGTCCTAGTGGCCGCGCTTGCGCTACTCGCTGACCCCAACGAACCAAGCGAGGCGCAAATGCCAAAATACAAAGTAACCGGCGGCCAAGACGGTACTGCCGGCGTAGACGTAAACGATAAATGGTACGCCCCCGGTGAAACCGTTGAAATGCCCGCCACGAAAGCCGACTGGCTTGTGGAACAAGGCTACCTCTCCGAGCCTAAACCAGCAGCGAAAAAACCTGCGATGATTAAAGGCGGCGAGTGATGGCCACTTTCACCCACGGTAAATCCACCAAAGTGTTCGTCGACGAGTTTGACCTATCTGGGTATTTCAACTCAGTCGACGCGTCGATCACCACCACCGCCGAGGAAACCACCGCTTTCGCTGCCACTAGTAAAGCATTCATCGTTGGTTTGAGTGAAGGCACCGTGTCGCTGAGCGGTATGTGGTCTTCTGACACCGACGGTTCTGACGAAGAGTTGGAAGCGATCCTCGGGGCAGCCACCACGCCACTCGTGACCGTCACCGGCGACACAATCGGTAACCGCACCGTTCTCGCCAAATCCCATGAAACGTCTTACGCCATTAGCAACCCGGTTACGGGGGTGTCGGCTGTGTCCGCAGATTTTCAATCATCCACCGGGGCGACCACCAACCTGACGAACGCCATTTCCACAGGTGTCCAGTTGACCACCGGGGCGAGCATCGCCTTTGGCTCACTTGGCAGCCTGGCTTCGGTCAACAACGCTGCCTCTAGTGGCAACGGTGGGGCTGCTGTTGTTCATGTCCCCACCAACACAATCGCCGGGGGCGTAACCACCATCAAAGTGCAGCACTCCGCTGACGACGCCGCATGGGCTGACCTGATCACTTTCTCAACGGTCGCCGCGGCAACCGTGACGAGTGAACTCGTCGCCACCACCGGGACAGTTAACCAATACCTGCGGGCAACCGCTTCAACCGCCGGGGTTTCCGGCTCGGTCACTTTCATGGTGACCTTTTCAAGATTCTAGGAGAATCAAATGCCAACCTTTGTACATGGTAAATCCACCAACTTTCAAATCGACGACACCGGCGGCACTATTCGAGACATTTCGGATGTGCTGACTAGCGTTGATTTCCCCCAAACAAACGACACCGCAGAAACCACCGCTTTCGGCGCGACCAGCAAATCATTCATCGTTGGTTTGCGGTCTGCGACCATCAGCATTTCCGGTTCCGTCGACGCAACTGTCGAGGGTTACTTGGATGGCACCGAGCCAGCGTCCCGCTCATTCGTGTTCGGCCCGGCCGGTTCCACCTCGGGTAACGTCAAATACACGGGCGAAGCGATCATGACGAGTTACAGCGTTTCAGACGGTGTTGCCGACGTGAACACGTTTACCGCTGACTTTCAAGTCACCGGCGACGTAACCCGCGGCACATTCGCTTAACAACCAACAACATAGGAAGAGTGACCCAAGTGTCCATACGCAATCAAATCCGACAAGCCCAAGACCGGGCATCCGAAATCATTGAAGTCCCGGAATGGGATGTCACGGTGGAAGTTAGGTCTATGACAGGGACGCAGCGCTCTGCTGTGGTTTCCGCGTTGACTAGCGACGACGGCGAGGGCAACAAACTCGCCGCCCTGTGGGGTGAGACACTCGTGTCTTGTCTACATGACCCTGAAACAGGTGACCCGGTGTTTGAGGCCGAAGATGTTGAATGGCTGCTCGCTGAGAAATCATCCGAAGTACTGGATCGCCTCGCCCAAGTTTGTCTCCGCATTGGCGGCCTTACTGAAGGCGCAGTTGATGAGGCGGGAAAAGACTCCTCGGTTTCCCCGACGGACAAGGACGAGTAGAACCTGAACGCAGGTTCTATTTTCGCCTTGCTCGTGACCTCGGGATGACAGTAAAAGAACTCCTAGACCGGATCGACTCAACCGAAATCACCGAGTGGGCCGCCCTTTACAAGATTGAGGCCGACGAACACAAACGACAACTAGACAAGGCGAAAAGCCGCAGGAGATAAAACATGGCAGCAATGACGACGATAGTCAAAGCGATCATCACAGCCGATGCTGCCAAAATGAAGAAGGGGTTGGCCGAAGCCGAAACTGGTTTAGCCAAGTTCAGCAAAAAGGCTAAAGCCACCGGTAAGAAACTCACCATGTCGGTGACCATGCCTATCGTCGCGATCGGTGGTGCTGCCCTAAAGTCGGCTGTAGATTTTGAAGCGTCGATGACGCAGATCGAGTCGCTCGTGGGTTTGTCTGCTGAAGCCGTTGCGGGGTTCACAAAAGACGTAAAAGGGTTGGCCGGCGAAACCGCCCGGGCTCCCAAGGAACTCGCCGACGCTATGTTCTTTATCACCTCGGCAGGTTTGCGGGGTGCTACAGCGACCGACACTTTGGCTGCCTCTGCTAAAGCCGCGGCAGTTGGTTTGGGTGACGCTGCGACTATCGCCGACCTAGCGACTTCCGCGCTCAACGCTTACGGTGCTGAGAACCTGTCTGCCACCGACGCTACCGACGTGATGGTCGCCGCGGTTCGGGAAGGTAAACTTGAGGCTTCTGAGCTTGCCGGGTCTATGGGGCGGGTGTTGCCGATCGCCTCAGCGATGGGAGTCCAGTTCAACGAGGTGGGCGCGGCGTTCGCTGCTTTGTCTCGTACTGGCACAAACGCCGCTGAGGCGGCCACCCAAGTGCGGGGCATCATGGCCTCGTTGTTGCGCCCCACGAAACAGGCTGAAGAGGCGCTCACCGGGATGGGTTTGTCGTCGGCCGGGTTGCGCACCCAGTTGAAAGAGCAAGGCTTGCTGGCCACGCTGAAAACGTTGTCGGAAAAGTTTGACGGCAACTCCGAAGCGGCTGCGTCGGTGTTTGGAAACATCCG